CCGTGACGAGGACAAGCCGACGTCGCTCGCGCTGTATCTCGACGGCCTGACGATCACGGCCGAGCGTGACGGCCAGATGTGGACCGTGGACCGTTCAGAGCACCCGTGGGGTGTCCCTGCCGAGCCGCTGGTCTACAAGCCGCGGGTCGGGCGCCCGTTCGGGTCCTCGCGGATCTCGCGGCCCGTCATGTCGCTGCACGATCAGGCGTTGCGAACGGTCATCCGCATGGAGGGCCACGCCGACGTCTACTCGTTCCCCGAGATGTGGCTCATGGGCGCGGACGAGTCGATCTTCAAGGATGCGACCGGCGCTCAGAAGGCGTCGTGGCAGATCATGCTCGGCCGGATCAAGGCGATCCCGGATGACGAGGATGCCGCGCAGCCGCGCGCAGACGTGAAGCAGTTCGCCGCGTCGTCGCCGCAGCCGCACATCGACCAGCTCAAGCAGCAGGCGCAACTGTTCTCGGGCGAGACGTCGATCCCCCTGTCGTCGCTCGGTGTCTCTGACATGAGCAACCCGACGTCGGCTGACTCCTACATCGCGAGCCGTGAGGATCTGATCGCGGAGGCTGAGGGCGCCACGGATGACTGGGCGCCTCCGCTGCGCCGGTCGCTCGCTCGCTCGTTGGCGATGCGGAACGGGCTCGACGCGGTCCCGCCCGAGTGGGCGTCGATCGACACTAAGTGGCGCTCGCCCGTGTACCTGTCCCGTGCGGCCCAGGCTGACGCTGGATCGAAGCAGATCGCAGCGATCCCGTGGCTTGCTGAGACTGAGGTCGGCCTCGAGCTGCTGGGGCTCGACGAGCAGCAGATCAAGCGGGCGATGTCCGACAAGCGCAAGCAGCGCGGCTCGGGTGTCCTCGACGCGCTGAGGCTGTCGGCTGAGAACGTCGCAGCCCAGAAGGTCGCAGCAAGTGGCACCGGGGGCTGATCTCCGGCAAGGCGTCGCCGACCTGTCAACGCTGGCGAACGCCGACCTCGCCGAACTCTGGCGCACGGTTACGAACGCCGATGAGGCTCGCGCGGCCCTACAGGACATCCTGCCGGCGCTGTGTGAGACCTACGGGTCGGCATCGGCAACTCTCGCGGCTGACTGGTACGACACGCTCCGCGAGGACATGAACATCGACGGTCGCTTCTCGGCGATCACGGCGGATCTTGGCGACCAGGGCGGCGACGTGCTGGCCCGCTGGGGCATCGGCCCACTGTTCGGTCCTGAGCCTGATTGGGCTGCGGCGATGGTCCTCATCGAGGGCGGGTTGCAGCGGAGGATCGCCAACGGCGCTCGCGACACGATCACAGGCTCGTCCTACGCGGACCCGAAGGCGCTCGGCTGGCAGCGGGTCGGGGTTGGCGCGTGCGCAAAATTCTGCCAGATGCTGATCGATCGTGGCGCTGTCTACTCCGAGGGCACGGCGCGGTTCGCGTCTCACGACCACTGCCACTGTCATGCGATTCCGGCGTTCGGCGGCAGGCCGCTCCCGGTGAAGCCGTACACGCCGTCCGTCCACGACAGCACCCCCGCCCAGAAGGCCGGGACGTCGACCAGAAAGACCAATGTGCCTGTCTCTGATGTCGACAGGCTCGCTAGCTTGCGTGGTCGATTGCGCGCAGCCCAAGCGGCTCCGGGCAACAACACGATTGATATCGCCAACCTGAAACGGCTCATTGCCGGACTGGGCGGCTGACCCACTAGACCACCCCTCACGGGGGTAGCGCAACGGCTGCGTTCAAAGCCGGGAGACACCACTCCACACGGAGGAGCACCATGCCCGACGACGCGACCAGCACCGCGGAAACCACCGACACGACCACCGACACGGCGGGCGAGGCGGCCAAGACATTCACGCAGGAACAGGTCAACACGTTCCTCGCGGAGCAGAAGCGCAAGATCGGCGACGTCAGCAAGTTCAAGGCTGACTCTGCCGAACTGGCTGCGATCAAGGAAGCACAGAAGTCGACGGACGAAAAGGCCGCCGACCAGCTGGCAGCAGCAAAGAGAGATGTGGCCGACGCTCGCAACGAGTCGCTCCGGTACCGCATCGCGGCCGAGTTCAAACTGTCAGAGAAGCAGGCAGCATCGCTCGCGCATATCACGTCTGAGGACGGGATGCGGGATGTCGCTGAGCAACTCGCTGCCAGTGATGTCGACCGGAAGAAGCAAGGCAATTTCGTGCCCCGTGAGGGCAGCACCACCCACTCCGCTGACAGCGCCGAGCTCGAAACGACTCGAGCGCTGTTCGGCTCCAACTGATCTGAAAGGAAACGGTCATGGCCGTTCTCGCAAGCACTGGCATCACCCTCCCCAAGAACATCGCCTCCGGCCTGTTCGCCAAGGCCCTGACCGGCTCCGCTGTGGCGGCCCTGTCGGGCGCCGAGCCGCAGCAGTTCGGTGAGGTCACTCTCATGACCCTCACTGGTCGCCCCCGCGCCCAGTACGTCGGTGAAGGTGTGAGCAAGGCGGCGACCGACGCCACCTTCGGCACCAAGATCGCGACCCCGCACAAGGTGCAGGTCTCGATGCGGTTCAACGAAGAGGTGCAGTGGGCTGACGACGAGTACCAGCTCGGCATCCTCACGACCCTCGCAAACGAGGGCGGCCTGGCCCTGGCTCGCGCGCTCGACCTCGGCGTCTTCCACGGCATCAACCCCCTGACCGGCGCCGCTGTGGCGTCGATCGTCGTGGGCGACCGGATCGCGACGACCACGAACTCTGTGGAGATCGTGACCGCGACCCTCAACACGCCCGACACGGTCATCGAGGCCGCTGCCGGTCTGGTCATCTCCGACGGGTATATCCCGAGCGGCATCGCCTTCGACCCGACCTACGCGTGGACCGTGGCGACCGCCCGGTACGCCGACGGCCGCAAGAAGTACCCGGAGCTTGGGTTCGGCTCGAACATCACCTCGTTCGAGGGCCTGAAGGCCTACTCTTCCTCGACCGTCTCGGCGCTCCCGGAGGCCGCGGACACGAAGATCAAGGCCATCATCGGGGAGTGGGACCTCTTGCGCTGGGGTGTCCAGAAGCGCGTCCCGGTCGAGCTGATCAAGTACGGCAACCCGGACGGCCAGGGCGACCTCAAGGGCATGAACCAGATCATCCTGCGCCTCGAAGTCGTCTACGGCTGGGCCGTCATGGACCTCGACGGCTTCGCGACAGTCATGGATGCGGTGGCGAACGTCTGATGGTTCGCCTTCGTAACGTCGTCACGGGCGTGATCGTCAACGTCCGTGACGGCAAGGTCCTCGCCGGGTATGTCCCGGTGGAGGACCCCAAGGATGCCCCGGCGCCGAAGCGCGCCCCGGCCATCCGCAAGTCCACCAAGTAGTAGAGGGGGCGACTCGTGACCGCTGTAACGCTGACGCTCACCGATCTGGCGCCTTTCGCCGAGATTGAAGCGGTGAAGGCTCAGGCCATGATCGATGACGCGCTGGCGACAGCGGCGCGGATCGCCCCCTGTATGACCGAAGAGACGTTCGAGTACCCCGCTGCCGCGAAGGCGATCCTGCGCGGCGCGATCATCCGCTGGCACGAGGCCGGCAGCGGCGCCCTACAGTCGCAGACGGCGGGACCGTTCGGGCAGACGGTCGACACGCGGCAGCCTCGCCGGGGCATGTTCTGGCCGTCCGAGATCGAGCAGTTGCAGGACCTCTGCAAGGGCTCGGAACTCTCGGGCGCGTTCTCGATCGACACGCTGCCAGTGTTCACCGGCGCGCACAACGACACATGCGCGATCAACTTCGGCGCGCTGTACTGCTCGTGCGGCGCGGTACTCACGCAGGGGCTCCCGCTGTACGAGAACCTCTAATGTTCGGCCATCGCGAGACCGTGACCCTGCTGCGGGACTCCGCACCCGGCGTCGACCCCTACGGCGACCCGCTGCCGTCCACCACCGAACGCATCGACGTCGAGGACTGCCTCGTGGCCCCGAACGGGTCGACAGAGACCACCGAGCGCGGCCGGAGCGGCGTCTCGACTGGCTGGACTGTCTACGCCCCGGATGGCACTGATGCCCGGTACACGGACGGCATCGAGATCCGCGCTGTGACGTGTTCGATCGAGGGTGAAGTCGGCGAGTGGCCCGGTAGTCCCGGCGGTGTCGTCATCAACGCGAAGAGGGCGGTCGGCTGATGGCATACACGATTAAGCTCGACTGGTCCGGGGTGGACAAGGCGATCTATGACCTGATGCACGGCCCGGTTGACGAAGCGGCCGCGAAGATCGCCGCAAACGTCGACGTTGGCTCTGTCACCGAGGCAGAGGTGAAGGTCAGGTCCGGCAAGACTGAGTGGGGTTGGCCGGTCGCAAGGGTGACGATCGCTCACCCTGCGGGCCTCGCCATGGAAGCCAAGCACGGCACCCTCAAGCGCGCCGCTGCGAGTGTCGGCCTGACCGTCAAGAGCAAGAAGTGAGCAAGCCGCTGACCGTCCCCCGCGATGCCGAGCGCGTGGTCCGCGACTACCTCCTGGCCGCCCTGGTGGCGCGTGGGCAGGACGTCACGTGTGGCGCGTACATCCCGACGACGTCATGGACGTCCACGACCAAGTCTCACGTTCAGGTCGCATGGGATGGCACACCCGAGTCGGTCTATCCGATCCTGGACCGGGCGACCGTGCGAGTCACTGCGTGGGCGTACACCACGACGGCAGCCAAGGCGCTCGTGGGCCTGTGTGAGGGCTTACTGCTCTCGCATCCTGGCAGTCCCGAAGTCGGCTCCATCCAGCCACTGACGGGCACCCTGCCCGCGCAGGACCCGGCCACGAAGGCGCAGCTCGCGTCGATCAGTGTCCGCGTGAACCTGTGCCGGGCCGTCCTCGCCTGACCCCCTAACTCCCCACCTCCGGGTGAGGGTCTTCACCAACCATCAACCCGAAGGAGATTCACATGTCCGGAGACACTTCCAACGTTAATATCTGGTCCGACGCCGACGTCTACGTCGCTGCCATCGGCGCACCCATCCCGGCTGACGAGAACACCCCATTCTCTCTCAGCGCGTGGACCCTCGTGGGTCTGCTCGACGGTGCGGCCGGCTTCGATGAGGCCCGCAGCGAGAAGGTCACGAAGCACTACGCATGGGGCGGCGTGTTGGCCGCGATCTCGCGCAGCGAGTACGAGCAGACGGTGAAGTTCACCGTCCTTGAGGACAACGTCGCCACCCGCGCGCTGATCTGGCCCGGATCGACATCCACGTCGACGATCGTCCCCGTCCCTGCCGACATTCTGTTGGCCTTCGAGACGCGCTCCGGTGGCAAGCTGCGCCGCAAGATCGTGTCGAACAAGGCGCAGGTCGACGTGGACGGCTCGATCAAGACCAACGAGACGGACCTTGCCAGTGTGGGTCTGATCGCCACGATCTTCCCGGACGCGACGACGAAGGAGATTTTCATCAATCAGGGCAAGCCGGCGATCAGCTCGATCGCGATCACGGCCCTGACCCTGGCGCTGTCCCTCGCTGGGAAGAGCATCGGGAAGCTGGTTGCCACGGCGACCTACAGCGACGCCAGCACGGGCGACGTCACGGCGTCCGCCCTATGGACGTCGGCGACCCCGACCAGGGCGACCGTCTCCGAGGGTTACGTCACGGCTGTCGCCACCGGCACGAGCAACGTGTCGTGCACCTTCGGCGGCGTCACCAGCACCGCACCGAGCGTGGTCACGGTCTCCACGTAACAGACCACCGGCCCGGGGGTTTCATCGCGGTTCTCCCGGGCCGGTGCTTCACCCTGAACCGCGACGCCCATCCACAACCAAAGGAACCGCGATGACTGCACCACGCCCTGCCCCGCAGGACCATCTCAAGCCCGCTGCTCAGATCGAAGCCGAGGGCGGTGGCACGGCTGAGATCACTCTCCGCGAGTCCG